CCACTTAGTATGTAATTTAAAAGTAGCCAAAAGTCTAAGCCAAATCGCATTACGGCATATCCAGATGCAGAAGCATAACCTATAACAGATAATATATAAAGCATAATACTAATATCATCTACCGACTTAGTCCTAAGTGACTTTGCTATTTGTGGCCAATAACAACTAATGAAACAAGCATTGTATATAAAGCCTAATGTGTTTTCTATCATGCGAAGAAGCTCTCTAGGGTTGCGATTGGTTCTGCTGACCAATCAATTGCGTTTAGTATAATCTCGATAGGGTCGAGAAAGGTCTTTTGAAATTGTAGGTCTGTGTCAATCCAATCATGTAAGCCAAGCTCTGTGGGTAAATGGTCATTAGGAAAGGCAATGACATTCTGGCGGATAGGATTGTTCTTACGTAAGTACAAGAATTTGATCTTATCGCCATTAGTAATGTACTGATACTTTTTGTCAAGTCCTTGTTTCTTGATGTTGTAATTGTACAAGATAGAACCGCGAGAATGAATTGGAGTACCTTTGCGATAGATAGTATTGCGATCGACATAGTCTGTGACCGAACTGACTCCGCGTGGGAAACCAATCTGTTGAGGCGGAAGGTTTTTGAACGTGTCTTTGAATGCTTTAATAGCTTCTTGCGTCTTCGACTCGTCACCCTGTACAATAATATTGAACATCTCTTTCATCGCATCACGGCAAATCATAGGTGTAGAAGATTTGACAGCTTCGATACCCATTACCTTAAGCTTGGGTTGAGCATATCGAACGCCTTCCGAATCGTGAACATTTAGAATGTAACGTTTCTTGGCTGTCCATATACCACGATCGGCAATAACTTCTCGTCCCATAACCATTCGGTTAGTATATGCATTGGAGTCTTCGGCAAATTGTTTGTATGCTTTAGCGAGTACTGGTTCGACTGCCTCTTCGCTGAACTTGTTTAGAAAGTCAACAGGATTGTCCTTACAGAACTTGTCTACCAAGTCGCCGACACCTACATATAAAGAGTCTGTATCCATTGCAATCACTCGGTCTTTATCGTCACCCATCACTTTCTGTAAGTATTGATTCACGGCAGCTTCGCCATGTTGAATAACCTTTTGGCCGGTAGTAGTCACACCTTCAGCAACTCGTAAGTCAAAGTATCGAAACCATTTGTTACCCATCGCACCATAAAGTGAGTTGAGTAGAATCTTAGTAGCCATCTGAGTATTCTCAAGAATAGTTGCCTCGCGAATCAGTGAATCAGATTTGCCATCAGTCTCAATTTGTTGTTTGACTCCAAGCATCTTTTTCTTAGTGACAACACGAGTCTCGTACATCTTCTCAACAATCTGTGGAATGATACCTTTCTTGTCTTTGCGGAATACGGAACCATTGGCGGCTCGAGCACCCTCAGCTTTGTCGTGAGGAATCAAAGTCTCTGGTGACATATTGTACTGAATAATGATATTAGGATAAAGTGAATTAAGGTCGAACGACATTACCCAGTCGTGCATACCGACCTGAGGGTCTTTGACATATCCGCCAACGAACGCTTGAGACTTATGTTCTTTTGGTTGTGGAACTGCAATCTTCTGTCGCATCAATTCGCGAAAGATAATAGAATCCCATATCGCAGTTGTACCAAGAGTGTCAGCAAAGTTTACACCTGCCATATATGCCATGGTCATAACTAAGTTAATCAGACCAAGCTTCTCGTCAATCCGTGCGACCAAAGCTACGTCCTTAGCATTGTAGTCAATAAAGCGTTGGTGGTCTTGTTCGAACAAATCCATAAGGTCACCAACATCTGAATAGTCAAGCTTCTTCTCACCGAGTACGACATGCGAAATGTGATTGAGCGAGTATGATTCTTGGTTGCCATAAGTGTAAGCAAACTTTTTGAACAAATCCATATAGTCGAGCGAAGCAATACCAATCATTTCAAAGGTAACTTCCTCACGGCCACGAACACCAATCTTACGAGCTTCGATCATTCCCCAAGGCGAGAGATGTTTAGTCTCTTGTTCACCAAGTACACGAGCCATTCGATTGACGATGTATGGAATATCAAAGAACCGGGTGTTCCAACCAGTAATTACGTCTGGTGTGTTGTATGGTTCTTTCCACCAGTCTAAGAAGGCGGCTAGTAAAAGTTTCTCCGTGTAGAACTGATGGTATTCGATATTGAGGCCGACATCAGAATCCTCAGCTGACCAATCCTTAAGGCCGAAGACAACATACTTGTTGCTCTTGGACGACTTGACTGTGATAGCAAGAATCTCCTCAGCTGCTTGGCTAGGATGTGGAAAGCCATCAGAGTACGCAGTCTCGATATCGATCGTTACGACATTGATAAGTGAAGTATCTGCTGGAATGGTGTTTGGAAAAATGGATTGAATACAAGCATGTACATGTCGAGTATTACCAAAGATTTTGTAGTTGGGTATATCGCCATATGCTTGAATCCAATCTTTGCATTCGCGCATAGATGAAAGGTTTACCTTTTCAACTGGAGTGCCATCAAGTCCTCGCCATTCAGCGTTAGGGTTTTTGCTTTCAGCAAACATCGTCGGTTGATACTTTATCTTCCGTAAGTCTGGTTTGCCTTCGGTGTCATAACCACGGTACAAAATGTTGTTTCCGTATCGGCTGACGTTAGTATAGAAGTTCACGTAATTACTCATTATATATAATATACCACATTTGATGCGGTTTGTAAAGATAAAAGTGTCGCTCCTCGGCTATGGTCCGAGTCCGGCTAAGGGAGTCCGAAAACTATGTTATCCCCGCGTGGCGACTTATTTTATAGATATTAGTCCAAGTTATCTCTAAGCTTTCCGGTTGTCTATTCGTATAGATGAATAGGTACTTTCCGTCTTAAATTATATTGCTATTATACCAAAAACTACTCAGTAAGTAAAGAACTTTCTTTAGTTTTCTTACCATTAATTGCAATAGTTTTTGGCTTCTTCTCTTCTGGCAATACCTTATCAATCGTAATAGTTAACATACCATTAACGAACTCAGCACCTTCAACTACTAGGTACTCACCTAAAGTAAACTGCTTTCTAAACTTACGTCGGGCAATTCCTTGGTGCACATACGTTTCATCTGGTTGTTCCAGTTCTTCGTATGTTTCAACAGTTAACACTTGGTCTTGAAGTGTTATGCTGAAGTCGTCTTCGGCATATCCTGCCAAAGCCATTTCAACCTTAAACGATTCCTTGTCCTTTGAGTACACAATATTGTGCGGAGGGAAACTATCGTTTCGTGGTTGGTTTACTTGACGTTCTATTCTTCTAAACGTCGGTTCGAATCCCAATACTCTTGGGTCTTTAATCATGCCATCCATTTGGGACAGCAGCGCGTACATTGCTTGTGTCATATTTATATTCTCCTATTAAGCGAGTTGTTGTTGTATTGTAAACCTCGTTGTGAGCGCCTACGTCTATTATTTATACTAAAAACCCCCAACTCTAATAAAAAAATTAAAAAAGTTGGGGGGTTGATTTCTATTTAATTAAGTAGCTTTCGTCTACTAGCTTTCCATTTTTTAGCATGGGTTCTTTTCCAAGATTTCTCGGCAGATTCCATACCAATATCATATCCGGCCTTTTCAGATTCAAGCCACTTGTGTTTTAATACTTCGATACGCATTAGAGCAATATCGGCGAGCTTTCTGGCTCGAGCATAAGGGTCATTTGACAATAAAAGCATTGCAAATAATCCACTAACTGCAAGCCAAATCGCGGTATACGCTATGATTTCCATAATCTGATTGGTTGACTGTTAAAGAACGTTACACTTTGTAACGAATTCTATTTATACTATGAATAGGCTCTACCCTTAGAATTTCCAATAGTATATTTACTTTCCAGGTTCCATTCAGCTTTATCTTTGTGAGAAATTATTTTAATCTCTTTTAACGAAGCTTGATCGTTGGCATAACTAGGATTAACAATGTCCAATAAACCCCAATCCGATAGCAAAGATGCGATTGTGTTTCGTCTCGCCAGATCGTTTTGGGTTAATGTTGATGGCTTACCATCTAAAGAAAACAATTCTTTGAAGTGTGTAATAAAATAGTGGCCTTGCTTATGCAAAATATGGCAACTCTGATATATGGTATTAACCTCTTTCTGAGAGGCGACGCCAATTCTAGTTAGTGTTTCTTTAATCTTTAAAAAGTCATCGGGCTCATTTAACGATACTTCTAACATATCGTGCGGAGACCATTCTATAATATCTTCACTCATAGTAGTATTTATATAAATTACTACTTTGAACCACCCTTATCTAATCTCTTTTTTATATTTTTTATATCATCTTCACTAAACAAATCAAAGACCGACTTAGCTACAGAGCGACTATAACCAAAGTACTCGATTAACAAATCTATCTTTTTATCATCGTCTGACTTTAACCACTTACTGAATCGCTTTCTTTTTCTAACAGTATTCTTTAGAAAGTCATATTGCATCTTGTTATCGATATGGCAATTGACGTTCATCTCATTGGCCAGCATGATAGTGTCTTGAAAATAACCAAGACCTCTGTTCACAATGAAAGGTACATACTCTTTCTCATCTTGTGGCTCTTTGATTAAGTTCTGTTTAGAATAATTAATCGAATTGAGAAAATCAAATGGACTCTTCTTACTCATCGTAATGGGTAATCTCTATGTGGATTAGCTCCCATTTCTTTTTCGCGAAACTCGTCAACTGTCATAGCTCTTTCTTTCTTAACTCGAGTGACTGTGGTCTTACTCTTCTGTCTTGAAAGAGTAATGATATTCGCGACCACGTTGGCCAAGACAGCGAGATAGATACCTGAAGCGGTATCGAATAATGCTATGGCCACTGACGCCAGAGCAAGGATTGCTACATAGTAATGTTTTTTCATCATTTAAATTTAAGAGACCCCATAATCTCTGTCAAACATGCGACGATGTTTAATTCTTTATCTGCCACAAACGCCGCTTTGTGTTGATAGTCAGCCAATATTAATACCAATTGTGGTATAGCCATTGGCTCTAAAAAGTCATAGGCGCCATCATACAGTTTTCTGAACAATGTGCTCGAATCAATGTCGGGATTTGATGCCACCCAACCACGCATAGATTTGAAGTTCTTCTCTTTCAAGAATCCTACAAGTCCATCGATTTGTTGACTTGACATACCGACTAATCCGGCTGCTGAAAGCTCGCCTCCAGTTGAATACCTCTGAGCTTCATTAATAACTCTGCGCCAGTCAGGTGCATGGAGCATAATGAATTCTGCTAGAAGTCGTTCATCGTATGTGACGCCTTTTTCGTCTAATATATTTTTTAGACGGCTATGAAACTTAGCGGCTAATCCGGCTAAATGTTTCTTAGTTGTGTTAAACTCAATGACCGCACAACGCGATTGAAGTGGTTCAATAATCTTGTTTCTGAAGTTACAAGTAAAGATGAACCGACAATTTTTACTGAACTCTTCAATAAAAGCGCGTAATGCGGGTTGAGTCGACTGTGGATTTAAGTAGTCAGCCTCATCAAGTATTACTACTTTGTACTGACCATCTAAAGAAATTGAAGAAGCGAATTGGCGTATCCTGTTACGGAGTACGTCAATCCCACTGTCTTCTGAACTGTTGATTAGAATATAATCAAGATCGAGTTCATGGCAGAGAGCCTTCGCTACGGTAGTCTTGCCCAAGCCTGATGTGCCGGACAATAACATATTAGGTATCTCACCTGTACTAACGACCTGCTTGAATGTAGATTTCAATTCATCAGGTAGTATACAATCATCTATTTTCTTTGGTCTGTATTCTTCGCACCAAAGGAACTCTCCGCCATTACTCATATATTAATCTTCGAATTCTACATTAACGTCCACTTCTTCTGTCTCAGCCGAGTCGGCTGTTTCAGAAACTTCTCCATCAGCCGGTGGCTGAGGAGTATTCGCATTTACAAATGCGACTAAGCGATCGCGGACTCGGCCGACAGATGACATTTCGTCACCCTTGACTGCTCCGCGTCCGCTGACTACGTCAATGATCTTTACGACATTAACCATATCTTGGACGTTTAGTGATACGTCTTCTGGTGCGCTGGCACCTTCATTTACTTGTTGTTCTTCCATAATAACTATTTTTTTCCTAGGTTAGTTTTTTATTATACTTGTTTTAATATACTTCGATTCGCTTTTCGAGTGAAGTACTTTTTGTTTTCTTTATAGGATCGGCTTGACATTACTTCAATCTCACCTCCGGTTTTGTGGTGATAGACCATGCGCCCCATCTTTCTTGGTGTATTGAACTGATGAGCGCATGAAACGCAACAGTTTAATTCCAAGTCTACGCGAGCTTGTTCTATTGGATTACCACATCCACACATTTGGTATCTATTAATCACCATATGTGGATGTACCTTCTAGTGCAATAAAGTAATTTGCGCTGTCACCTTCCCATTTTGAAATTAGTTTTGACGACAGATAAACTGTATAGTTACCCGGTATCAACTTCAAATTATTTATAAGAATGTCGAACGAAAACCGCAAACTTTCTGAGTACGTATCTCCGCTTGAGATTTCTTGTAAGGTGAAATCATTCTTACTTGCGCCAGTTGAATCAACTACTTTAATAGAACCTTTATTAGATTCTGTAAATGCAATACGCAGTGTGTTATGACCAAGAGTAGAGCTTGCCTTATGGACTGCTTCAATATCTTCTTGTGTCAGATTCAGNGTGTATTCTGCTGGNGGCATTGTAATATCTTTCTGTGGAGCCGTTAGAATATTCGGGTCAGCGAATACATATCGAACTTTACGTTTTCCATTTGAGATAGTACAAGAGTTCTCATTAATTGTGATGTCACCATCGTCAATTAATCCTACAATAGATAGAAACTCATTCACGTCGTATATACTCAGTGCTTTGTCAATATCTACATCAGCGGAAGCGAGAATGTTCTTTGCTTCACTGATGGTCTTTAGTTTACCAGACCCGTCATAGACAAGGTTTGGATTTATAGATGCGAAATTTTTCAGCTTCGCTACTGTTTCTTTACTTAACTTCATAATTATATTTGTCTTCTTTAAATATGCCTTTATTATACACCCTTTTTGGCGAGTTGTAAACCATAAAATGATAAAAGATTGCCCCGCCTCAAAACTTTTTGAGACGAGGACTTGGGATTAGGGAAATTAGGGAACGTCAACCTCAGCGTTGTAGTTTGGGTCTATGGTAACCTCGTCCTCTACTTCTTCGTCGGTTAGTTCACCGGCGTCGATCTTAGAGTAGAGGTCACTGAAAGCAGTGATGGTATCATCGTCAAAACGATTAATGCACATCTCAATAGACTTAGCTCGATCATTAAAGATCGAATAGGTTTTAATGATGTGGCAGAGACGTCGAGTGGAAACCACTTCGTCAACTCCGTCGACCTCAAAGGTCTTTCGAATAATTGAAGCCCATGTAATAAGCTTGTCTAAGAAGTCACCATCACGCGAGTCGAACTTTTCCATGTGGTTAGCGACGATTTTCTTCTCAACCGCTTTTGAAGGCCAAGGCTGATTGATCGCTGAAACGAAACGCTCTAGAAAAGCATCGTCAATGATTGTCGCAGCGGAGAACCGACCATCGTCAGAACCACGACCTTTGGTATTCGCAGTGGCAATCACATTGAAACCTTCAGCAGGTCGAACTGTCTCACCAGTCTTTTTAATCAAAACTGGCTTGCCTTCAAGAACACCTTGTAGACACATAATCTTGTTTGTGCCACGGTCAATCTCGTCAATCAAAAGAAGAGCGCCCTCTTCCATGGCCTTAATCACAGGGCCCTTGCAGAAAACTGTCTCACCATTGATAAGTCGGAAACCACCAATCAAGTCGTCCTCGTCAGTCTCGGGTGTAATCTGAACCCGTAGAAAAGGAATCTTTGCCTTGGCGGCTGATTGCTCAACCATCATAGTCTTACCATTGCCAGATGGGCCGGAGATGTAAACCGGATAAAACATCCGTGACTTCATGATCGCCTCGATGTCTTTCGAGGAACCCCAGCGGACGTATTCTTTTTCGACCTCTGGTATGTAAACCTCAGCTGACTTAATTGAAGTCACTGAAGAAGCTAAACTCATTTTGGCCTCAGGCGCGGCTGATACCGATTCGACAACAGGCAGTGACCAGAGCGGCGAGCCCGGTTTGTTCTGTTCCAATGTTTTACGAACCACGTAATGAACCGTATTGAACGGCATGCCTGATTCGGTTGCCAAATCTTTTACCCTGTAGGTAACGCCCGGCTTGATAATCTCGAAAAGCTTTGCAGCCTCGTCGTGATACTTTCTTAGTTTTGTCATATTTCCCATAATTTAATTAGTCCTTCCCTTTGTTATACCTATATTATACCATATTTGGCACATTTTGTACAGAAGTATTTTCGTTATTAAGTCCTTTGCTGTCAACGGCTTGTGTAGTATTGGCCAAAGTTGTAGCTGGCTTCTGTAAGTGGTACGGCTTCAAAGACTTGTGACACATGTCTTCAAATGAATTGCATCGGTATTGTTCAATTCTACCATAGGTGGCCTTCTTTTCGCTCCAACAGAAGCGTATGCAGCGTTTCATAGCCCACTTCTTACCGCCGGGTG